ATTGAGGCCCTGGCGATCGAACAGCAGGAGAGTCATCGGGAAGCATCTGGAAAAGAAGGAATGATCCTGGATTTTCTGGAGAAGCTGATCCCTTCGAATTGGGACCAGATGGATCCTTTAAAGAGGAAAATGTACTGGCAGGGGACACTTCAGCTGCCGGAGGGAGCGCTGCTGGTTCCGAGGGAAAAAGTGTGTGCAGTAGAGATCTGGGTGGAGTGCTTTAACGGAGATCCGAGATATCTAAAACGAATGGACAGTACTGAGATCAATAATATTTTGTTGTCGGCGAAAGGCTGGAAAAGAAATAAAAATGTCAGGCGTTACGGTCCATATGGAGTACAAAAAGGATTTGAGAGGGCGTAAACCAACGTGTAACCAACAAAGTTTACGCGTAAACCACGAAGGTTTACATACAAAGTTTACATGTAAACCACAAGTTTACACATTAAGTTTACGCTAAAACCCTTATAAATACAGGGCTTTAATACTAATGTAAACCATGTAAACCAATTTTATATAGTAATAGTAAAAATAGGTAAATTAGGTAGATACGTGTACCGCCTGTGGCGCCTATATCAGGTGCCACATACACGCGCGAGGAGGAAAGTTGCAATGCTGGAAAAAGACATTGAAAAGATACTGGTGAACGAGGTTAAGAAGTTGGGCGGCCGGGCCTATAAGTGGGTGAGTCCCGGTAATGATGGAGTGCCAGACCGGATTGTAATCCTGCCGGGTATGCGCCCGGCATTCGTAGAACTGAAAACAGAAACCGGAAAATTGAGCGCACTGCAGAAAGTGCAGATTAAGCGCCTGCAGGATTTGGGGCAAAAAGTTGAGGTGTTGTACGGGCTGGAAGCAGTGAAAGATTTTTTGGAAGACTGCGAATTTAGATTATCCATGAAGGAGCGGTGGAATGCATGTCGGTTACGCGGCGACGACGAGAATTAAGTTCAATTACCGGGGGAGGGGTGATACCACATGATATTCAAGCCACATGCCTATCAGCAGCACTGTATTGAGCAGATTCTGAAAGTTAAGAAGCTGGGCTTATTTTTAGATATGGGGCTGGGCAAGACTGTCACCACGCTGACAGCCGTCAAGGAGCTTAAGTATAATCGTTTCCAGGTCCGCCGGGTTTTAATCATCGCCCCGAAGAAAGTGGCAGAGGGGACCTGGACGAAGGAGGCCGCGAAGTGGGACCACACGAAAATGCTTCGGGTATCTCCGGTACTGGGAAGCCAAACGAAGCGGATCCGGGCGCTTAACACACCCGCTGATCTTTATATCATTAACCGAGAGAACGTGGTATGGCTGGTGGATTATTACCGGAATGCCTGGCCGTTTGACATGGTGGTGGTTGACGAGTCCAGCAGCTTTAAGAGTCACAGCGCGAAGCGTTTCAAAGCGTTGGCAAGCGTGGGAAGTTACATAGACCGTCTGGTGGAGTTGACCGGAACGCCTTCCCCTAACGGACTTGATGATCTGTGGGCCCAGGTATTTTTACTGGACGGCGGGGAACGTCTCGGGAAACGGTACACCCAGTTCCGTGAACGGTATTTTCAGCCGGACAAGCGCGGGGCCGACGGCATGATCTACAGCTACGAAGTGAAACCTGGGAGTGAGGGTAGTATCCTGGAACGAATCTCCGATATCTGCATCAGCATGAAGGCAGAGGATTATCTACAACTGCCGGATATCACGTATCACGAGATCCCAGTGGAGCTGGACAGCAAGGCCAGTAAGGCCTATTACGAGTTGGAGCGTGAGATGGTTCTGGCCCTGCCGGAGGACGAGGAGGAGATCAGCGTGACCAGCGCGGCAGCATTGAGCAATAAGCTTCTGCAGCTGGCAAATGGCGCCGTGTACGACGAGGACCACAGCGTCCATGAGGTTCACGGCTGCAAGGTTGAGGCCTTCATGGAGCTGATCGAATCCCTGCAGGGGAAACCGGCCCTGGTCTTCTACAACTTTCAGCATGACCGGACGCGGATCCTGAAGGCCCTGGAAAAGACCGGACTCCGGGTGAGGGAGCTTAAGACAACACAGGACGAGGACGACTGGAATGCCAGGAAGATCGATATCCTGCTTACCCATCCGGCCAGCAGCGCCTACGGCCTTAATCTCCAGCAGGGAGGAAACCACGTCATCTGGTTCGGCCTGACATGGAACTATGAGTTATATACCCAGGCGAATAAGCGCCTCCACCGTCAAGGCCAGGAGGAAAAGGTAATCATCCATCACCTGATCTGCAGCGGAACACGCGATGAGGACGTCATGGAAGCACTGAAACGAAAGGACGACGTGCAAAGCTGGGTAATGGAGAGTTTGAAAGCAAGGATAAGGAGGTACCGGAATTGACGATTGAATTTCGTATCCCGAATGGGAGCATGAGGATATGTGCGGAGGAGTTTTTTGAAAACGCGGGTATCAGGCAGATCAGGAAAATGCTTGCCCTGTATCAGCGGTCAGAATCCCGCAATACTGAGCCGGAGGAGATCAAAGCCTGGCTGGAAGACCGGATAACAAAAGAGACGCAGCGGCAGAAAGAATATGATACAAAACGAAGGAATGCACAGGGAGAACTGCCGGCAATGCAGGGAACCCTTCTGTGTCTGAAGTATGAGGGAACGAAGGAAGATATAGACCGTTTGAAAAAAGCAATTACCAGCTGTAAGGCAAGGATCCGAAATGCAATTAGTGGCGAGCATAAAGCCGTAAGATTGATAGAGAAAAATCAGAGTATCTTGTCAGAAATGAATGAAGTATAGCACTAAAGTATGAAAGGATAAACAATGGTGAAAGTAATTAGATACGGCCAGAAGCGCCGGATATTATGCGAGACATGCGGGGCGTTGTTAGAGTTCGAGAAAGACAACGTGAAAACTGTTCAGACTGGCATGAATGAGTATGAACAGCAGATTGAGTGTCCGGCCTGCCACGAGATCGTGGAGGTAGATTAAGGAGGATAAAGATATGTATAGCACCAGACCACAGCGGAAGACGCTTACAAAATTATGTCCGTATTGCGGGAAAACTCGAACATATACATACCGAGATGGATACGATGAGGTGGACTATTGTACCGGACGCAGTCGGTACATACCGTCAAAAACCGAAGATGATGGCTGTGATTGTCTTTTAGGAAAGATGGAACATTCTTCGCAAAAGATACGGATTAAAAAGCAGTGCGCTAACTGTGCATGGAATGAAAACGGAAATTGCACAAATAAACAGGAGCGAATCGACGTTTCGGAGATGTTTGGAATCTATGGTGAACTTGCTATTAAAGATAAGTCAAAACGCTGTAAACATTATGAGTTATCGAAAAATATATTCAATACTTTTATAGAACTTACAGGTAATTAACATTTTGGAGGTGTAGAATGGCAAAAATGATTATAGAGCCTGGACGCTGTGTTGATGGGTATGAGTGCCCGGTATGTAGCAATGACGAGATTGAGCTGGGACAGTTATATTGTCAGATATGCGGCGAGCCGTTGGAGTGGCTGGAAGCGTGCGATTCGGAAGATTAGTATTTCTGGGATAACCGGAGAAAGGTGGAAAAATATGAATACAGGATTGTTTGACAAAAATGGAACACCAATCAACGTCGGAGACAAGACAAGGCTAGTTCTGGACGACGGTGAGGTTCGTGACTTTGACGTTTGTTTTAAAACGCTTCAGAGGACAACGATTAAAACCTTGCACGGATTTGAGCCGGAGAGTGTTGACGTTTCGATAACCGGGATTTTCTTCTGCTGGGATGGCAATGACCTTCTTCCATGTATAGATAAAAACGGCGTGTCGGATGTGGAGAAAATGGAAGTAATTAAACAGATGTCTGGCAGAGAAGCCGTTGCTAGATTATTTGGCTAAACTGATAATTTGTGAACAAAGAAAGAGAGGATAAGAAATGGGATTAGTAGATGCATTTGCAAAAGAAGATAGAGTAGAGGTTACATTTTCTACCTTCTACGAAATGATGAAAGGTTGTGCAGAAAGAGAATTCCTTGCCAAAGGCATTAAATGCAATGTGCCTCACCGGTACATGCGGGAGATGGTCACTGGAAAATCAGAGGAGGAGAGCACAGATAATGAACCGGTAGAAGACTCCCATGGTGACGATAGGGGGCGAAGTATTGAGCCTTAAGGAAGAGATGGCAAAGCACCGGAAATACGAGGAGTTGCTGAAGGATCAGGCGCCTGAAAGAACGTGGTCTATGGACATGCCGGCCTACTGCTATACACCGGCGTGTCCGGATCCGGATCTGCGGGAGCCGATCTGGAGGAGGTACAGACGTCAACCGAGTATCAGGGCCGCGAAGGTGGAAAGGATCTGCCTGATCTGCCGGAAGCGATGGCCAGCGGAGTGCGGCCGAAAGAACTGTGACTGTGAGGGGCAGGGGCATTTGTATGCGATTGGAGGTTATAATCATCCGAGGATAGGAGGTGGAGCCGTTGGACAAGGAAATGACAGAGAACGATAAGAAAAAAGTATTTCTATGGTCATATCAGGACTCTAAATGTAAAATGATCCGAATGGACGAGCAGCTAAAAGAGTTGGAAGAAAATAAATTATCCATACGGGTAACTGGTGATGGAATGCCTCATGGAAATGGGAAATCTGATCTTTCCGGCTATGCAGCAAAACATGATGAAATTGAGCGAGACATTATAAGAGAGCGGTATCAGAGCGTGAAGCGGTTTGTCTCAGTGAGAAAAGCAATTGAAGAAATGGAGAATGAGAAGGAAAAGACTATATTGACTTATAGATACCTTCGAGATTATGACTGGGATGAGATTGCCCGTAAGACCGGTTACTGCATGCAATGGGTACATAAACTTCATGCTAGGGGTTTAGGACATTTTAAAATTCCAAAAGAGGCGATAGAAAGCGATACATGATCTGTGCTATACTGTAAAAAAGATATTAGGGCTTCCGGAGACGGGAGCCTTTTCTTATGCCAAAATAGAAAGGAAGTGAGCCTGAATGACTCAGAAACAGAAACGATTCATAGAAGAGTACCTGATCGATTTAAATGCCACCCAGGCCGCTATCCGAGCCGGGTACTCGCCTGATACGGCACAGCAAACTGGAAGTGAGAACCTGTCAAAACCTGTTATTCGTGCACAGATTGATCGCGCGATGGCCGAACGCTCCAAGCGGACCGGTGTCAATGCAGAGCGCGTGATCCAGGAGCTGGCGAAGATTGCCTTCGTGAACGCTGCAGAGGTGATCGACCCAAAGACCGCAACGGTTAAGGAGGACGCCCTTCCGGAGGATACGGCCGCGATCCAGTCAGTGAAGGTTAAGACCTTCGGCGAGGACGGCCTGGAGCGTGAGATCAAAATGGCGGATAAGATTAAAGCCTTGGAGCTCTTAGGGAAGCACCTGGGAATGTTCCAGAATAATGTAAACGTCACGCTCGGGTCTTCTGATAAGTTGGACGATATTATGAGCCAGATTGGCGGTGAAGGCCTTGAAGAGTAGCAGTTTCCCTTTATCGCAAAAATACCGGGATTTTATAAATACGGTTGATAACGTAGATGCAGACTTCCTTGAAGGGACCACAGCTTCCGGAAAAACAACGGTGGGCGCTGGGGTTAAATTCATGCGTATGGTGAGTCGGAGTCGTAAAAAGCTGCATATCATCGCTTCGAAGACGACCGGAACGGCAGAAAAGAATATCATACAGCAGGATAACGGGATTCTGGATATACACCCCAATGCCAGGTACTATGGAAACGGGGACAAGGACTACAAAATCCCGCATATTAAGTTTGAAGGCAAGATCATTTTTGTGCTGGGATATGATAACAGAGATAAATGGGAGCTGGTCCTCGGTTCTCAGTTCGGCTGTGTCTATATTGATGAGATCAACACGGCCAACATTGACTTTGTCCGGGAGATTTCAACCAGAAATGAATACCTTATGGCAACTCTTAATCCAGATGATCCCGGCCTGGACATATATAAAGAATTCATCAACCGGTCACGGCCATATAAGAAATATGCGGCTGATGTACCAGCGGAAATCATGGCAGAGTTGCAAGAGATGCCAGTACCTAAATGGAGGTACTGGTTTTTTACGTTTCGAGATAATCTTTCATTGACGGAAGAGGATATCGATAAGAAGATCAGATCAGCTCCACCAGGGACAAAGCTTTACAAAAATAAGATTCAGGGCCTGCGGGGCAGGGCAACCGGGCTGATCTTTCCGAACTTTGACCGGAAGAAGCATGTGGTCACGGCTGCCTGGGTGAAGGCACAGGTCGCAGCTGGTAAGATTAAATTTAAGAAGTTTTCGGCCGGCCTGGATACGTCCTACTCCAGCAAGTCACCTGATACGATTGCTATGATTTTCCAGGGGATTACCATGGACCGGCGCGTGATCGTGCTGGATGAGAAGGTCTACAGCAATGCAGACTTATCCCAGCCGCTGGCGCCATCGGACACGGTGGGTAAGTTCCTGGACTTTTTGGAGCACAACCGGAAGGAATGGGGACTTGCCAGAGACGTATTTATTGATTGTGCGGATCAGGCCACAATTATGGAGCTTAAGAAGTGGAAGCGCCTTCATGGCAGCCTGTACACGTTTAACGACAGCTACAAGAAAGTTGAGATTCTGGACCGTATCAAGTTCATGCTGGGCTGGATCCAGCAGGGCTGTTATCTGGTTGTAGATACATGCAGGGAGCATCTGGGAGAACTGGATCGGTACAGCTGGCAGGAGGATAAGGATCTTCCCGAGGATCGTAACGACCATACGATTAATGCGTCACAGTACGGCTGGATCCCATACAGAGGGATTATAGGATTTGAGGAGGCACAGAAATGAGGTGGGTACAGAAATTGAATGAGAATATCAAACGAGGGATCCGCAGCTGGCTTGATGTCCAGCCGGCCATGGGACAGAGCATACAGATTCAGGAGACAATGGACTTTGAACTTAATGCGATCAGAAACCGCATCTGGTACCGCGGAGACAGCAATGAGTTAGAGCAGATGTACCGGAGCGTCAATGAGTACGCAGATAAATATAAGTTCTGGGCCAGTAAATGTACACCTGGTATGGAAATGCGGAAAATTCATACGGGCCTCCCTGGTCTGATCGTGCGGATCGTCTCGGGGATCGTGCTGGCCGATATGAATGATTTTGAATTTGATAGTCCTGCACAGGAGCAGCTCTGGAAGGAAATCGAGAAGGAGAATAAATTCCGCAAGGCCCTGGAGCGATCTGTAAAAGAGGTATTGTATATCGGAGACGGTGCGTACAAGGTGACGATCGACACAAACTTAAGCCAGTACCCGATTCTGGAATGGTATCCGGGAGAGCGGATCGAGATCATACAGGAACGCGGCCGGCTAAAAGAGGTCGTGTTTAAAACACCATATATGGACCATCGCCAGCAGTATGTCCTCTACGAGCATTATGGTTACGGATACATACGGAATGAGCTCTATAAGGGAGAACGCGAGGTTGACATGAAGACCGTCGAAGCCACGCGGAATATATCAGACTGGAAATTTGATGAGACGGTGATCCTGGCAGTGCCGCTCAAGGTGTATGAGAGCACAAAATATGAGGGCCGCGGCGGCTCTATCTTTGACGGCAAACTGGACAGCTTCGATGCGTTCGACGAAGCATGGAGCCAGTGGATGGACGCACTCCGGGCAGGAAGGGCCAGAACTTACATACCAGAGTCTTATATTCCACGAAATCCGGAAACCGGGGAGCTGCTGAAGGCGAGTGCATTCGATAACCGGTTTATTGCAGGTGACGATAACATGGGTGAAGGTGGAAAGAACCAGATTCTAACGGAGCAGCCAGATATCCCGCATGAGAGTTATCTTGCCAGCTATGTGACAGCCTTAGACCTCTGCCTGCAAGGAATCATCTCCCCATCAACGCTGGGAATCGACGTCAAGAAGTTGGACAATGCCGAGGCGCAGCGCGAAAAGGAGAAGGCTACCCTCTACACTCGTAACGCCATCGTAGAGGCTTTGCAGGAGGAACTGCCGGAAGTAATATCTGCCTGCATCAATGCTTACCATGTTCTAATGGGGCAGCCAATCGAAGAGGTGAAGGTCGAGATCCCGTTCGGCGAGTACGCGAACCCGTCATTCGAAAGCCAGGTCGAGACGCTGGCTAAGGCCCGCCCTGGTGCCAGTATTATGAGCATCGAGGCACAGGTCGAGGAGATGTGGGGTGACAGCAAAGACGAGGCGTGGAAGGCTGACGAGGTGAAGCGCCTGAAGGCGGAGCAGGGGATCGCAGAAGTTGAGGAACCAGGCATGAATATGGCTGCCGGTGGCTTCATGGTCAACACGGAAGGAGGTAAGTCAGAT